GGGGTAACAAGTGCGCAGGGATAACGACGCGCTATACTTGTTACGATTTAATCGCGGGGCAGAAGTTATACTTACACTGGGGCTATCTTCTACTTATCTTTCAACTCTTGGGCTTTTTTAGCCCTTTCGCAAGGGTTGACTATGTCAAGACGCTAACTCGTTGCCTTGTCTAAGGCTATCTACTTTAGTACATGAGACGTTTAAATACTTGCTAAATATGCTACTTGGCATAGTCGATATACTTTCTTATTAGTAAATCTAAACAACTAAATTAAAAATCTTTGTGCATTTCGTCAATAGCTTTTTACTCCGTATAGGTATATACTTATATCATAGCACAGAGGAAAGCACGAAAGGGGTAAAACATGAAAACATTTTATATTATCAATATTCAAACAGACGAAATATTAGGAACAGTAACCGCAATAGACACATTAAGCGCAGAATATAAAGCTTGCGGAATATGGGAAGAAATTCCAAGCACAGATTTAGCAGCATTTACAGAAATTTAAAAGGGGGTGGCAATATGAAAATAAAGAAAATATGTTTTTACTCTGTAAATATAAAAGAGACTACAACTTGCGATTGCTGCGGTAAGGGCATAAAAAACATATATTTTATAACAATGCAAGATAATACAACGCTTACCCTCGGCTCTACTTGTTTTAGTAAGCAGATTAAAAATAACCTTAATAATATGGCAAGAAAGAAAGTTAATCATGCTTTAGAGACTTTGCAAAGCCTTAATAATTTAAGGTGTAAATGGGAGACTTTGACGGAAGAAGAATATTTAAAGACTACATGTGATAACCGTATTGGTAAGTATGAGGGAATAGATACTTTTGAGGATCTCCGCAAATGGTATTTAAACGAATTTATCCCATATAGAGAAAGCTTAGAGCAAGAAACAATATCAAAATATACAAAATTATAATAACTAGCTGCGCTAACGGCAAGACGGGCGGAAAGGTGGTTTATTATGGATAATATGACAATGGAAATTAAAAGAGGTTACAAAGATGGCAAGTACAATGAGGCTAACACATTAAAATATTCCAACATCACTATAGAAAACGTTATAGCAATGTTAGAGGATATGAAAGAGCGATATAATAACGGGATTGTTAATTTAGGTACAGAGGTAGCAGCGGTTAAAGTTAATAGTTGGATAGTAATTATTAAGAGTGCTAAAGATTTCGACTTATTGTTAAATGAGTATAAGCAATATATTTAAAAAGGGGGCGTTAATATGGATAACTTAACCGATAAGTTAGAAAGGCTATTAGACAAGCTTAAAGATACGCCCGCCGATTTTAAAGGCGATCTTAACGCCTATAAAGTAGGTTACGCTACGCAATATATAGAAAATCTATTAGAGGGGGTTAAACAATGACAAGCGACGCGCAAAAGAGGGCAAGCGCTAAGTATGATAAAGACAATACTAAAGGGATCTACTTAAAGCTTAACCTCATTACCGACGCCGACATTATAGAATACTTAAAAGGCGTTGATAATATCCAAGGACATATTAAAAGCTTAATTAGAGCAAATATTAAAGCCCCTAAATAATAGGGGCTTTTGTTATGCCTGCTCGGGTGTTACGTCGGGTATATTATAAGTTGATACGGCTAAGTTAGTATCTTTGTTAACCAAATAGCCATTAATTGTTATATTCCATATCTTAGCAGCATAAGCCCCGCCGTTGCTTACATATAGGTTAAGCCCGTTTCTACTGTAGCCGCTAGCCGTTTCTAGTGTTAGCTCGGATTGCTTAAAGATTCTAGTACCGCCAATACGTCTAAACTTGTCGCTACTCCATGTATTACAATTATTAGAGCTTATATTATTAAGTCTAACAACAACAATATTATTATTAGCCGTAGTATATTGGAACGTAATACGGTAAGCTTTTTCGTAATTGCTTGGAATATCTACGGCGTTAAATAGATTCTCTATTAATTGGTAATCATAAGCCGTTATTAATGCTACCTCACCTTGTACGCTTGTTTCGTAGTAGTCGTATATGCTTTGAGATCCTATGTATATTTTATCATCAACGCGCAGCCCGTTAACTTCTAAGCTATCATTTTGTAAAGGAAAGCAATTTATCCCGATACTATTTAAAACTCTATCTATAAACCAAATAGGCAGCCCACGCCCTATTATTAAATTATAAATAGTTGATCCTAAAGCGTCCGCTACTGTTACTTTTAAATTCCATTCGTAATTATTATCTAGCGTTAATTGTGTTGTTATGCCGTCTGTAAGTGTTACGGGGCTACTATATGTACTATCGCTAGTCTTTTTATATTGTGCCGTAATAGTAATTATATTATGACCGCCTAAGCTTGCATAAGCAGCGTTAGCCGTAACGTTGGTAGTTGTATAATAGTTATCTACACGCTGCGCCGTTATAGTTGCCGTTGGTAGCGTCCAATCATACACCAAAACCGTAATAGTTTTACTTGCGGTATATCCTCGGCTATCCGTTAAAGTAACGGTAAGCGTAAAATTACTACTTTGGTTAATAGTACCTAATGTTATTACCTCGCTACTATCTGCCGTCCCGCTTAAGGTGCGCGTCTGCGTTACTCCGCCGCCTGCTACTGTTAAGCTTGTCAATGTAGCGCTATTAAGTGCTACTAAGTTATTAACGGTTACTTCAAGTATAGATTTATTTCTAATAATATATTGATTATTAAGCGTAATTCCTGCGGTTGTGTTGTTACTGTCCCTATAGCTTATAGATCCTATTGTAGGGTTACTATCGTTAATAGCTAAAGTCTTGTTAACGGCGTCGCTAGTGCCTAATAAAGTAGATCCGTCGTAAGTTTGCAAACTAAAGCTAAGTGTTACCGTTTTAGCGGTTGTTGAGCTGCTATATATCGTATTAAGTGCGCTATCTGAAAGAGTAAAGCTTGCGCCGCTTTCGTAGTTATTAATAGTTTGTAGCGTCGTATTACCAAGCTTAATTATTAAGTTATTTATATAGCTATTAACGTACTCCGTATAATTAACGCTTAATACGTCGCTTGTATTAAGTCCATTAACCGCCGTAATAGTTGATATACGGCTAATAGTTGGTAATGTAAAGCTACCGCTACCCGTACAATTTACGGCATAGGTATAAATACCCGCTTGTATAGTTACGTTAAAACTTTTTTGCCCTGCGCTATTATGATTCAATGTATAATTGCCGCTTGCTACTACTGTACCGTCATAAAGCCATATTCTATCGTCCTGCGACGTACTATATACGGTTGTACCGTCTATAGTTACTTTAAAGTTACCCGCTTTATAGCGTGAGCTTTGCGCGTTTCCGTCGCCCTCTAATCTCCAACTAATAGTAGAGGTATTGGCTTTTATACTTTGGCTTGTTAAGTTCCAATAAAAAGTAACGTAGCGCCCTTGGTAGCCGTTTGTTGATACGCTGCCGCTTGTCGCCATAATATCCCCCCTATTCCTCGTAATAGCTTACTAGCCCTATACCGTCGTTAACAACTACGCCGCCCTCGGTTATCTGCATAGGCAAGAAACGCACTTTATTACAAAGCGTTATTTCTTGCGTAACAACGGCTTTACTCATGTTAAAGCTATCGTCTGTAACCCAATATATAGGGTTGCCCGCTCCGTCGTAGCCTACTAGCCCTACGTCTTGGTTAAGGACTACGTAAGAGCCGTTAGAGGCATACATAATAAGCCCGTTTTTATCAATAGTGCATATTAAAGTATTAGCCTCGTCGTATACTTCAAGTTTGCCGCTTTGGTTAAGCGTAGATCCTAGCTTAAGCGTGCCGCCTCTAATTAAGTCGGCGGTAAAATTAATAACGTTGATAGCCTGCGCGTTAAATGTGCCGTCTATAGTCCATGCCGTCGTAAATTCTCCATTTATGCCCGTACTACTAAAGGCAATACCCGCGCTATTGATTCTAATAACATTTCTAGCGCTACTAGACGGTAACTTATCAACTACTAATATTTTATCGCCCTCATATATAACATAAGAAGATCCCAAAGCGTTCCATATTTTATCTTGTGCCTCGGCTAAGGCTGCGGAAAGCTCCGACGTTAACGTAACTATGGCGTTATCTACCTTACTAGACGTACTAGCGCCTATATTGCTTATAAGGTCGCTTAGAGTATTAGTAAAATTGCCAAATTCTAAGCTAACATACTTTTTTTGTATTGCGTCGTACTCATAAGCTATAACCTCGGTAGTAACATTAACGCCTATACGCTCGTCTTTCACTTGGATAATATCGCCTATATCCGTTACTTTTTCGGGATTACCTTTTAATGTATAGTTGATAATAGGCAAGCAATATAAGTTTACGTATTGTTGCCCCTGCGTTGCTAGATCTGCCTTTAACGCCTCTTTGTAAGCCTCTTCGTTTAAATTTCCCTCGGCGTCTTTGTAGTCGTCCTCGTTAATATTATCTTGGCTAAAGCTTACAACCTTTGTATATGGTATATCGTATTGAATATCGCTATATATGTATAGCTCGTCTAATAATATGCCGTCCTTGCCTACGGGTAATAGCTTAGTTACTACTCCGCTCCAATCATAAGACGCGGTTAACTCCTGCAAATTCTTTTTATACTGTATTGTAATGCCATTATCTACGCCAATACTACCTAATATGTTAATATTAAAGTTATCGCGTATTAAATGCCCGCCCCAACGGTCTATTATAGTATCTATACAACCCGCTAAGGACGTTCTAACGCACCTATAAGAGTTAATAGACGTAATATTACTAGACATAGTAAAAGGGCTAGCCGTATCGGTTGCCGCGTTAAAGTGCTGCAAAGCCTCGTTACAAGTCATATTAACGGCGTAACTATCCGCTATTACATAATTTAAGCTATCGTAGTATACGTGCCAAGCTTTAGCCTCTAGCTTTTTATTTTTCTTAGTAACGGTACGGATTCTAAAAGCTTGCTCGCCCTGCGGTGTAGGTACTACTATAATATTATTAGCTTGTATATACTCGCTATATTCTGTACCACAAGTTAGCTCTAAATAATAGTCGCCGTTATCTGAATTTTTAACGCGTGCTTTTGTTGCTTGTATAACCGCGTCGCCGTTACTACTATAATTTTTATCGGTTGCGTTAAATGCTTTTATCATTTATAGCGCCCCCTTTTTTATTTATTTTTAAATGTTTCTTTTTCGAGCGCCGTTATGCGTTGCTCCATAACGGGTATTTTTATAGCAAAATCGTTATGTTGCCTTACTTCTCGGGTTAATTCCTCTAACTTGGTGTCTTGTACGGCGTTATGCTTGTCTAGCTCGGCTTGTATTTTTTCGTTGCCTGCTTTAGTTGTTATTACTGTACCTATTAGCCCAATAAGCGCTACAAATAGCGTAGATATTGCCGTAATCGTCGTTGGTGTCATATTATACCCCCTATGCCGTTCTTTTCCATACTTTAACCGCTAAATATGGCGGCATATTGTTATGTCCTACTCCCATACAGTCGCCGTTGTCGCCGTAACCATTATCACTTGGCGCGCCCGTTTGTCCGCCGCCATTATATTCTATTTCGTGCGTGTGTCCGTTTTGCTGCGTATTATTACTTTCCGTCGTAAATGCTGCTGATTGATCTAGCGTAAATACTGCATGAGTGATCGTACTAGATGTATCTAAATGCGCGCTAGTTGTTTGTTGTCTAATAGGGTGTGTATGTGACGCTATTTCGTCAGATGTTAATACATGGCTTTTAGCGAGCGACGCCTTGTCGTATCTATGCCAGTGTATAGCTAATTCATTACTTGTTAACACGTGCGTAGCCTCTCCGCCCGTTTCTCCGTTGTTATAAATATCACCCGCTGCTAATAAGAATTGATCTTTAATTTGTACCCAAGTACCGCCGAAAACTTCCGACGGGTTAATATCATTAACACACATATAAATAGATCCTATAGGATATATAGTAAGCCAATTTTGATTAATCGCCTCGCGTACCGCATGTATAGACGGCGCGTTAGTTCTATCGTTTGTCTGTGATTGTAGAGTGTCTACAACCTTAGCTATTGCCTCTAGTGGTGTCGTTGCTACTTTTTTAATCCATTTCATTTTTTATGCTCCTTTCTAAATAGGGCTTGCTACTTCTACGTAGCCCTCGGGTACGTCGTCGCCGTCATATAATATAACGCCGTTAGTTGGTATACTGTCCGCCGCGCCTATGTCGCCCCTATCGCCTTTAGCGCCTTTGATTAATACCGTTTTAAATATTACCTCGTCCATTATATCCCCCCTACTCTGTGTCGCCATCTTCGACAAAAATATAGTTTTCGTACACCTGCCTATACCTCTTGTTACCAACTTGAATTAACGCAAAAGTCATATTTTTAAATTGACTATTGATAAATAAATCAAGTCCATAAATTATATCAACATAATCGCTATAACCGTAAGTAATTACTAAATTTTGCTTTAGCGCTTTTTCTGATTCATTAAAATTCACCAAGTTAGTATTATAATTGTAGCTAGTTGGTGTATCACTGTTAATAATTGCACTATTGTAACTACAAATATAACAATTTCCACTATTACTTGATGTTGAAAATATTATAAATTGACGTTCTACGTCTTGCATATATCCTAATAACGTAAATCCATGCAATATATTATTATTACCAATAGCATATAATTTATATTTGACATAATAAGTATTATCAACGGACATTCCGCCGTCGCCCCCCCATATCATCTCAAAAATAGGGTTATTAGTATGACAATCTGCTTTTTTATAAATTTGAAAAACAATATCGGCGTTATAATCTGCTACAATCTGAAAGGCAATATAATACTTATCAAACCCCGTTACTTCGTAAATATCTCGATATATATTATTTCCTATATCTACCTCATATCGTTCAATAAAACTAACATTAGAGTAAGCAATAAACAAAGTTTTAAAATTATTAAGCATACTCTTTATGGCTTCGCCATAACTAGCACCACTGCCTAAAGTTTCCGTAACTATCATACAATCACCTCGTATTCTACAACATCACTAAGCATACTAATAACATTAAATACTACCCCGCCCCCTGCTATAGGGCTTGCTACTTCTTCGTAGCCCTCGGGTATTCCGCTACCGTCGTAAGCTATTACGCCTTGCGTTGGTATCTCGTCGCCTATGCCTATATCGCCCTTGTTACCCTTAGCGCCTTTTATTAAAAGTGTTTTAAATATGATCTTTTTCTTTTTAGCCATAATACGCCCCCTAGTCCGCTACGTCGTATAATAAAGTTAAATAGCCCCTCATAAGCGTTATAATATTCGTTGTATTTTTAATTTGCATATCATAATAATAACGTCCTAAGTTCATTGTTTTAGTAAGATTAGGCGCTAGATTTACGCTAAATAAAGCCGTATCGCTATTTACATCGTACTCTTCTAAAGTTATGCCATTATTGCTATCAATTTCTATAATATGCTCGTCGTCGTAATGCTCGGCTACTGCAAAAGTTACAAGTAAGTTCTCGTATTCTACTAAACTACCTAACCCGTTTAATTGAAAGTTAAAGGCTAAAGTATCGCCCCTAACCATATCTATATTTTGAGTTATAGCGTTAATATAGTCTTGTTTATTAATCATTCTTTAGCCCCCTTATATCCACCTACTATATTTATCTATAGTAATGCTTGTTAGTGTCCCCGTTACTCTTAAGCTATTAAATCCAACCTTAAATATAAGGTTGTCATAATCGCCCGTTACTTGCCTATTTAAGTAATTGCCGTCGGTGTCGGTTGCGTTCATGCCTACAACGTCTATTATAATAGTTTCTCCCGCTGCCGATAATGCTAGCTCTAGGATCTGCGTATTATCCAAGTATATATTAACTGTACCTTTACCCGTTATTGTTAATATAGGCTTGCTATATATGTTCCCCGTATTTCTAACGGGTATAGTAGCTATTGTAGTGCTAGTTGTATTAGTCCAATATATAGGCGGCTCGTCTACTGCATACTTAAAGGGTTGTACGTGCATATTAAGCGTAGCCGTTTTAAATCTTATTAAGCGGTTAAAGTCGATTGTATCGTAAATAGCAAAGTTATAATACTTGTCTAACTCATTGCTAAAAATAACTTGCCCGCTACCGTTAAAATACTCTATAACGTCGTCTACGTTATAATCGCCTTTTAATCCTATGCTTATAGGCTTGTCGTAAGCTGCATAGCCTAACGTTGTTACTATGTCGCCGTCGCGTCCGTCTATTTCTTCTATACTCGTCCTTATTTTAGGCTTACTTATCGGCGGTAAGCTCTGAATAAGTAAGCCCGTTATATTCTTAGACGATACGCCATTTATAATTAAGTATGGTAAAGCCATTTTTTAACCCCCTTACGTGTAAATAGCGTCCGCTACTGTTTTTTCTACAAAATTGCCTAGCTCTTCGTCGTCTAGTTCTACTTTCATTTGGCTAAGCGCGTCTTTAAATGCGCTTACAAGCTCGGTATACATATTATAAGTTATATTATTGGTATTAGATTCTTTAGCAAAATCGGTTAAAGGTACTACCATAGTGCTTTTAAGCTCTGCCGCAAGCTCTTTAATCCAACCTTTATTATTTTCTAGCGGTATAATAGCCTCTCGTCCGTTTTCTCCGATTTCTGCAAGCGTTGGACTATCGACTATACCACCTTTAGCAAGTCTAGGTAAGCTAAGAGTAGATATTTTACCGACGCTAACACCTGGTAATTTATTGATTAATCCTATAGCACCATTAATTAACCCTATAGCGTTATTAATAGTATTTTGGATTAATGAAATAACTTTATTAATTCCACTTTTTACCGCTCCGCTTATAGCATTGGCTATAGATGTACCTAAAGAGCTAAAAGTATCTTTAATTTTATCCCATAAGCCTTTAAAAAAGCTACTCCAACCGCTAAAGACTTCTTTTATATTTTTCCAAGCCGTAGAAAATATATTTTTAAACCAAGCAGGCATACCGTTATATATATTTTTTATATTATTCCATAAATCGTTAAATTTATTTTTAAGGGGCGTTACTAAGCCGTCTACAAAGCCTTGTATAATACTTGGTAACATACCTAATAATTGTACGGCTACTTGTCCTAAGCCTTTTACAAGCGCCATAAATAGATCTAAAGCACCTTTTAGCATAGTTGACGACATATCTTTAAGCCCTTGTACGATTGCTATAACAATACTTGGTATTTGAGGTACTAACGCCTTAATAATAAGCGGTATAGCGTCTATAATTCCTTGTAATAATGCTATAGCCCCTTTAACAATTTCGTTAGTGCTGCTTGTTAATACTGTTACTATTGATTTAATGATTTTAGGTAATTGAGGTACTAGCTTATTAATTAAAATAGGTATTGCTTGTACTATACCTAAAAATAATTGTACCGCGCCTTGGATTAATAGCGGTAAGCCATTTACTAAGGCGTCTACAAGTTTAGGTATAAGATCCACTACCGCCGTTACTATCTGCGGTATCATTTGACTAAGCCCCGTTAATATATTGTTAACTATCTCTATACCTATTGTTATTAATTGAGGCAATAAGGTAGTTATAGCGCTTATTAGCTGCGGTACTATATCGACGACTATTTTAACTAAGTCGGGTAATACTGACGCTATACCGCTTATAATACCCGTTACCGCTTGTAATAATATCGGTAATAAATCATTAATAAGCGGCGGGATCTCTTTTAATAAGCTCGGTAACTCTTTAGTTACTAGCTCGTCTACTAACTTACCTATACCGTTTATTACTTCCTTAATTCTTGGTATAAGGTTTTTAGCTACGGTTAATATACTATCTACAAAGTTGCCTATTAAGCTACTAAAGTCGGCGTTTTCGTCCGCAATTCCCGTTAATAAGTTTTGCCAAGCCGAGCTAGCCATAGCCATAGATCCGCTAATTGTTTCTCCTGCCTCTTTTGCCGTCGTACCCGTTATACCCATTTCGGTTTGTACTACGTGAATAGCCTCGTATACGTCATTAAGATTAGACATATCATACTTTACGCCGCTTAACTTGCTAGCGTCGTCTAGTAGTCGTTGCATTTCTTCTTTAGTTCCGCCGTAGCCTAACTTAAGGTTATCTAACATAGTATAATTTTGCTTAGCAAAGCCTTGGTAAGCATTTTGTAGGCTTTCTATATCCGTACCCATTTTATTAGCATTGTCGGACATATCCGTTATTGCTTGGTTTGCTGCGTCTGCCGCTTTCTTACCGTCGCCGCCTAGTGAGGATATAAGCGACGCACTAAAGCCCGTTACGGTTTCCATGTATTGGTTAGCGCTCATTCCTGCCGTTTTATAAGCATTATTAGCGTACTCTTGTACTTTTGCGCTACCCTCTTTAAATAAGGTATCTACGCCGCCTACTAATTGCTCATAATCTGCGTAGTTATCTATAGCAGCTTTGCCAATAGCTACCGCTCCCGCAGCCGCAGCAGCTAAAGCCGCGCCTACCGCTTTAAGCGCTCCGCTTGCTACTGACTTTAAGCCCTCAAACTTGCCGCCCGCGTCCTCTGCCTTGTTGCCTAGATCGTCTAGCCCCTCGCCTGCCTCTTGCGCGTCGTCGTCTGTATCTGTTAACGCTTTGTTCATAGCCTCTAAGCTATTCTCGGTCTTAACTATGCTTGTTTCCGCGTTGTTAATGTCTGTACGCATTTTAGCCAAGCTATTAGCCATACTTTCTTGCGCGGTTGTACTTTGTTTTAATTCTTGCTCCAAACTATCTACTACTTTAGCTTGGTCTTGGTAAGCTTGCGACGACGTACCTAAAGTATTTTTAATTTGATCTAGTTTAGCTTTCTCGGCGTCGTAACTCTTTTGTAATTCCGCCGTTTTCTTAGTTTGGGCGTCGTATTCTTGCGACATTTGGTTATAGCTTGCTTTTAGGTCTGCTATAGCTTGCTTTTGCGTTCCTAACTTCTTAGCAAGCTCCGCGCTCCTATTAGCTAGCGCGTTAGTGTCCTTGTCACTACTTTGAAATTGAGCGCTAACTAACTTCATTTCGCTACTAACTTCTCTTAAGCTAGTACGTATATTTTGTAATGCCTTTTTGTATTCGCTTTCACCCGTAAGCTTGACGCTACCGCCAAAGCCTGCCATACTCGCACCCCCTTAAAACCACTCTTCCGCCTGCTGCGCTTTCTTCTTAGCTTGCTCGTATGTTGTCCTAGATAACTTAAGCAATAACTCTAAGTCAAAATCGTCTTTATATAACTGATACTCCGCTTTAAATTCCCGCAACGTAAGGCGTCCTACTTCGTGATTAGTATATTTTAATTTAGTTCTACCGATAAATCTAAACCATGCAAAGTTAATTGTAGGATCTGTAACCTCGTCATGGATTATTAGTTTTTTTCGTCTGATTTAGTGCTATCAATAACCGTTTTATTAAGCGTCTTAGCTGCCTCTATTAAGCCTATTTCGGATATGATACGCCCCACTTGTTTTGTATTTAAAAACGTCCTAGCTTTAAAGCCCTCGTCGTTTTCGTGTTCCTCGTTATAAATGTCTATGCCCTCGTTAAGCATAGCCGTTAAGCCGTATTTAATGGCTTTTGCGTTTGGCTCTTCTGCCTCTGTAAGCTCTCCCCAAGCCTCTACGCTACCGTATTCCTCTTGTATATCTTCCATAACGTTAAGATTAAATACTAACTCATACTCAACGCCCTTATATGTTATATTTGCTTTTTCCTTTTTCATAGCTTTAAACCTCTTTTCTATTTATTCGCAAAAAGGGCGGAAAGCTCCCGCCCTAAATTGCTTATTATTAATTATGACTCGTCAACATAAACCGCATATAATGTAACGTCGCCGCTTGGTGTATAAGGGCTTGTTACGTTTGGCGTTGTTGCTGCTGCATTAGTAGCCCAACCGCTAAACTCTTTACCGCTCGGCGGTGTAATATTAGCGCCGTCCTCTAATACAACGCTAGATCCTGCGTTAACTGTTTCGTCGTCAACTGATCCCGTACCGCCCATAAGATCATAAGTAATACGGTAAGTTGTACCCGCCGCCGCCATAAGGTTTTTAAGATAAGTTAAAGCGTCGCTCTTTGTATTAAAGGTCTTTGATATATTCCAAGTATTGTTAGCGTCGTCTAATGCTGCTATAATACCCTCAATACTAGGGGTTGCAAATTCTATAGATTCGCCCTTAGTGTTTTCGTCCCTAGACGGCTCGCTAAATTTAACCTTGTATAAAAACTCTACCTTATACTTGTAAACGCCGCTAACCATTTTAGTAACGATTCTACCTACGCCAACATAAGGCGCGGCGTCTGTAGCTGCCTTAATAACCGCTCCGTTAGTAATTGTATGTCCTAACAACTCACTAAACACTGTGTCGTCGTCGTCTGTTACTCCTAAAGTAATTGTACCGTTACTAAAGCTTGTATCGCTTTCGGCTAAAGTATCGTCGCCGTAAAGCTTAGCCTCGTTATTAGTAATAGAGGTCGAGCAACTAACCGCCTTTCCTAGCTGCTTAGCTCCGTTATATAACGGTGATCCGTCTGCTGCCTCTGTTAAAAGGCTATACCAAATATTAGTTAAACCAATATTAGCCATTATTTACTACCTCGCTTTCTTTTGCTAAACAAATTGTCTTGTGATAATATTTTGTATCCCGCTCGTATAAGTCGGGACTATCTCGGCTAGGTTGATAAGTCCACCCCGCCGCCTGCATAAGATCTATTAAGTTGCTTATAACGTTTAAGTAGTTACCCTTGCTATAAACGTCAAAATCGTAGTATTGTACGCAACCTAGTAACTCGTCGTCGCCTGCTAGCGCGTTATCCTTGTCTAGCTGCATATATGTTACGTAGGTCGTAGCGTCGCCGTCGTAAAACATAAAGCTAACGGGTACGCCTAAGTCTTTTAAAGTTGTTTCTATTTCCTCATTAAAATTAAATAACATAAGCTTACCCCTTTGGTATATATTTATCTTGCACCGCCTGCATAGCTTTTTCAATTTTAGACTTGTTAAAGGCGCGCCTCATAAAAGGTTTTTTAGGGTACGGGCTATTAGATCGTCCGTACTCCGTAACATTAGCAACCAACGGCGCGGGCGTCTTTCTCCCGTTCTCATTTATAAAATAACCGTAAAAAGCTACTTTAACATTAACGCCGTCGTCGCTTGGTGTATTATATGGTCGCGTCATTTTTAGACACTTCATAATATTACTAGCATACCAACTTTGCGGGACGCTAGCTTTAATGTTTTCATGGACGACTTTAGCGCCTGCCTCTGTCATTTCCTCTAACATTTTAGTAGTATTCTTATCCAAGCTATCAAATTGCTTAATAATATCGTTTGGTAACTCAATATTAAACCTTGCCAACTTGTAACACCTCTTTACATTGTAGCTCTAGCTCTACGTTAGCCTCGTTAACGTTGTTAATATACTCTATACTATAGGTCTTACCTCGGTATTTAATATACATATCGTAAGTTATAACGGTATTAGCAGGATAACGGATCGTAAAGCGCGTTAATGCTTTTTCGTAGTCCGTCATATTCATAATAAGCGTAAAGCCTTTAGTCGTTACTACCTCGGCGTAAGGCTGCATTACCAAGGTTTCGACGTCCGCAGGAAATCCCGCCGCGTCTTTGCCCTTGGTTACTTGGTATATGCTTATTCGTCTATTATATTTGCCTGCGTTTTTTTCGATTTTTTTAGCCATTATAATAAATTCCTTTGGTGTAAGCCTAATATATTCTCTACTACTCGGTTAACGTTGCTATTATCTACGTATAGCGCTCTATTGTCATACATATCTTGACATAAGACAAATACTACTATTACCATATCGCTATAAGTGTCTAGCGTTGCCGCGTCTGCTATACCCGTATACTTAAGTATATAGTCTATAGCTACGCTTATACATGATGTTATAAAGTTCTCGTCGTCCTGCGTTAATTCCGCAATCCTCAAATAGTCGGCTATATCTTGCGCCGTAATATCTGATACTTTAGTTATAGCGCCCATATAGTCGCCCCTTTCTGTTAGTTAGATACATCATAGTTAATAGTTACAGTGTTGGGTGCACCCCAAGGAGCACCACTCACAGCACCCTCAGCAAAACCGCAATTTATAACAGCATTAGCGTTAATGGCGTCAAATGCATTATTTCTAATACTTGTAACGCTACTTGGTATACTGATTTCTGCAAGTTTACTGCAATATTTAAATGCTTCTTGTCCAATAAGTGTAACGCTACTTGGTATATCAATCTTTCTAAGATTTACTGCACAGCCATAAAAAGCTTTATCTAGAATACGTGTAACACCAACAGCCATATCTACTTGTTCTAATGTTACACAATTTTCAAATGCAGAAATACCAATATTTATAACACTACTTGGTATATTTACTTTTTCAAGTGTCGTTACATTTTTAAATGCTTCAGTAGCAATAGTTGTAACACCGCTTGGTATATCAATTTCAACGAGGGTTTTTTCGATCAACCCTTTTAAATACGTTTCATCTGTTTTCAGTTCTTCGGCAACTTCCGCAAAATCAGCAACATCAATCTTGTCGCTTGCGCTCTGACTTTCTCCACCTCTTAAAGCATTAGCAATGCTCTGCAAAGTTTCTGTTTGAATTATTCTATCTGCCATTAGTACGCCTCACTTTCCGCGCTTGGTACTGTAGCTTTATCCCACTCGCCATTTACTACGCGTAAAAAGTCGCCGTTATCGTCTGCGGTTACTTCGGGCAATCTTCCCGCCGTTAAATCTAAATCCTCTATTTTGTCGATAAGCTCGGCGTCTGTTTGCAAATTTGCAACGTCGGCAATGTTGCCTCCCAATTTTACATAAAGAGTTTTAAGCTCGTCTACTGTTGTACTCATGCTTTAGCCCCCTTTTTTGGTTTATCTTCTTTAACGTCAACGGCTTTCTTATCGGCGGGCTTTATCTCTTCAATATAACCCGCCTTTAAGAGGTCTTTAGCTATGTCTACGTCGGCGATTTCTCTAACTTCGCCGACATACATAGAAATAGCACCGCTAAAGTTAACTTTAGCCTTATATTTCATATTGCGCCCCCTTTAATTAAGACGCAGCCATAACAAGTTTAGCAATTTTTTGCGCGTCCTCTACTTTGGCGTCAAATTCAAGCCAACCTACTACGCCTACCGCGTGTTGTGTTGCGTACATCTCTCTAAGTACCTCTATAGACATTTCCTCGCTAAACTTAGTAGCTAAGCCGCGCATATCACCGTAATAAATTGCGGTCTTGCCTGCTGCCATATCGGGCATATTATCCGATACATAAACGGGCTTTCCTAACAATGTACTACCAAATGGGCTTGATAAATCATCATTAAGTAAGTAATAACCCGTTGTACTCTTTAATGTTCTAAGAGCGGTACGAGTAGCAGGCGACATAATCCAAATAGCGTTAGCTTGGAAGTCGTCTTTAATAGCGTCGTGTAATCTTACTACCTCGTCGGCGGTAATAGCCGTTGTTGCTGCTGCGGTAAGTGAGTTAGTAAGAGTAGACAAGCCCGTAACTCCGCTAGCTGCTCCGCTTGGTACGTAGCCGTTAAGTAACTGATCCTCTATAAATCTCTTAATCGCATAAGCCATACGCTCTACGATAAAATCAACAATATTAAACTGTGCATTGTTGATAAGTGATCTACTAATAAGAGTAAGCGCACCCGCTAAGTATCCGTCTAACTCGATCTTGTCAAAAGATCCTACATTACTTGTAAGCTCTTCAAACTCCGTCGCGTAGGTCATTGTTATAGCGTGGCTTGATTCATCATAGTACGGTACTACAAGCTTACCCTTTACGTTATATTTTGTTGAGCGCTCCAAAATAGGGCAAATGTTATATACCATTGCGATAATTTTATTAGCAATAGTAGTAGGAATAACCGCGCCGTTAGCTGCTTTAGTAAGATCAACGTCTGCGCCTCTTTCATTCATTACAACGCCTCTTACATAAGCCTCAAAAGCTCTACGGTCTGCCTCTTCTTTACAAGCTGCCTCTTTCATTGCCTGCGCCTCTGCTATGTCCTCGGCTGCCTCTTCCTTAAGTTCCTTTTTTTCGTCTTTAATTTCGTCGTGAATCTTAAGCGCCTCTTTAATCTTTCTAACGTCGTCGCGAATCTCCGCCAACTCCTGCGCCTCGTCGTCTGTTAACTCTCTTTTGTTTGTTTCTGCGTCCTTTAGAATATCCTCGGCGCGTGTGATAAGATCGTTCTTTTTTTCGATTAACCCTTTATACTGTGTTGTTGATACGGGTAACGCTCTTACATTAAGGTTTTTAATGTTTCTCTTTTTCATTGTTTATGCTCCTTTCATTTCATCAATGATTTTATAATATTCTGTATAATCAACCGCGCCGTTATCGTCCGCGTGATTATCATTGTTAGCGGGCTGCTCTTCCTCAACCCTTATATTAAATTCGCTTTCGGTAACGTCGGATATATTAACCCTTTCGCTATCGTCTGCGGATCTTACCGCTACTATAGTACCGTCGTAAGCAGGTACGCGGCTACGGTCTATTAATGATACTTCGTATAAGTTTAGATCCTTAACATTTCTAACGGTTAGCCCGTTTTCTTCGCCCCGCTCTACGTCATTATCAGTAAAACCAAAGCTCCAACCCCTAAACTTAATTTTGCCGCTTTTGACGTCTGCCACCGTTTGAGGATCTGTAATTTCCGCGTGCGCTCTTAAGCCTATAGTGTCCTCGGATAATTCTAAGTTACCGTCTTTAAGTCCGCCATAATCTCTATTCCAATCGTGATTAATTAATAATCTTACGTCGTCGGCTCGATCTAAAGCGCGTTGAAACGCTCCCGCCTTAATCCTTTCTACAAACTTGCCTAACCTATCGGTTAAAGGCTTGCTTAAACGCTCTACGGCGTTAACGTAACCGTCTATAATTACTTTGTCGTTAGTTATTCTTATATTCATGCGTTAACCTCCTATTTTCGCCCATGTATCGCCCGTATAATAATATTTATCGTTAGTATCTAGCTCCCAAAAAATAGAATTAACGGCGCAATCTGTAGGCTTGTTGTCTTGTGATGTGCCTTTAAATTCGTGATAATTTAATGGTCTATTATCGTCATAAGTTACCGCCATATCTTAGCCCCCCTTTATATTGTTACGTCCTCTTTAACGCTTGTATTGCCGTCGCTATCTTCCATTACTTCCGCCGTACCGCCTTTAACGTCGCCCGTATTAGGTGTATAATATTGCTTAGTGTTAACGTCATATAATACAGATCCTAAGCCAAAGTCTACAACGTCTAAGCCCTCTATAGCGTTTAAGTTTTCGTCGCGTCTTAGCTCGTTAAGAGTTTTTAAGCCTATCTCTTTAGCTATCTTATAAGCCTCGTAGCGTTCTTTAATGTTTGCTCTAACAATCTCTTTTACGTCAAACTCAAAATAATATTTTCCTTTTTCTTTTTCTAAGAGTAAGTCGCGATTTAATGCAGTTTCAAAAGCTTTTATTATTGGATATATAGCTTTTTTAAATGTTTCGTAGTAATCGTCGCTAATATGGAATATAGCGTTAATTTCGTCTTGTAAGGTTTTCTTACTTTCGTTAAGCTGCATTTCTACCGACGTGTTACTAGCCTCTTGAAACTCTAAGCCGTTATTTAAAACTACTACGTTACTTTGGTCGTTAGCGTATAAATTTTGCCAAGCTGCTTTTAAAAGATCTATTTCCTCTTGTCCTAATTTCCGTTGAGATTTAATAAAGCCTTTTTTATTGCCCCCGCCTTTAACTAACATTAATTGATACTTAAGCATATTGTAGGCGGTTTCTAGCGCCTTATTTACTTCCATACATAAGCCTATGCCGCTAGCTCCGTCTTTTGTATTTCTTAAAAGCTTTATAAATTCGTGAGGGTGAAACTCCGCGTCATAACAAAATATTGTAAACCACTTGTCCAAGGGGTTAGGATCTCTATATATACATATAAAGTCGTCGGGGATATATTTAAGCGCTACTACCTCGTTACGGTCGCGCTCAATATAACAATAGCCGCCCTTACCTAGTAAGTAGTCCTCTACAAGCGCTTTTTTCATTTGGTACGCGTCCAAAGTGTCGCCCGTATCTGTATTTAACATTCTGACGCGTGGATCTCCGTCCTGCTCTTCTACTGTACCTTTTTTATACTTGTATAACTTAACGGGCATACTAGCTATAGTTGAGCTTATAAAGTCAACCGCGCCACTTACGGCGGGCAATGTTAAAGCGTCCTCGCGCTTTATGGCGTCGCCGTTGAGTATAGCCCTTAATAGCACGTCGTCTACTGTGCTAGCGTCTACCTCTGTATCACGTTTTTTAAATCTATCAAATAAGCCCATATCTTAGCCCCTTTCTACCCCTTAAACATATCACATAATATTATTTAAAAATTCCTATATTTTTTCTACACAAAAAAAGACGGCTAGCTATAACAACTAACCGCCCCTTTGTGGAGAAAACATTACATGAGCATGGCTCTAGTGGGGATATTTAAGAATATCTTGTATGCTACTTACAATATTATAGTAGCATATACTACCGCTTAATAATTCCTATATTTTTTCTAAAGCACTTGTATAGTAAAGTCCATTTGGTTAAGAAAATAGTCTTGCTCTAATAAGTATATAGCATTAATTAAAGCTACTACCATATCGACTTTACCTTTAGACTTTTTCTTATTAACGTATAAATTCTTGTTAGTATCATAAGTACAACGCGCATTTTGGAAGTTTATTTCTAAAAGCTTGTTATTAGTGTATTGAAACTCGCCCGCTAGTATCTTTTCTTTTAGCCTCTTAGTCGGCGGGTGTAATACGCTACTATGTTGTCGGATCTCTATAGTATTATAGCCCGCTCTCTCCAACTTCTGCGCCGTACTTAAAGCGTTATATCTATCGTAGCCTATTGCCTGCACTTGTACCCCGTATTTTTCTTCTATCGCTAATATAAAGTCCTCTACTACCGCGTAATCTATAACCTTATCGCCGCAAGCTATAGCCTTACAAGCTCTTATAAACTCTTTATAGTCGATTTTTTCAAACGCGTTTTTCTCCTCTATGCGCCCCTCGGGAATAAATGCTACTACCTCGGCTAATATGTTTTCGTCCTCATCTACTCCTGCCATTGCTACGCTAGTATTATCGTTACTCTCGGATAGATCCAAGCCCAAGTATACAACCCGCCCGCTCCAATCAATATTATTAACCTTGCAAGCTTGGACGTCCTTAACGTCTATATATGTTTCCGTCCCTGCGCCTTGGTATATAATATTACAATGCTTAGTTACAAAGTTTTCGCGCGCCGATTCCATAGCTATAGCTTTAGCTCGTTTCTTTAATAGATCTTGCCATATCTCGGGTACTTCAAGCGCTACGGGGTTAGCCTGCTTTAATACTAGGTCGTCGCTCTCCCATGCTTTAGGGTTGTCGGGGATATATAGCAAGCTAAATATACTATCGTCTTTAACGATCCCGTCTAATACTTTCTTAGCATAGGCGTCGTACTCTTCTATAGGGTTATCTATTGTAGGGTACTTAGTGCTTATTATAAAGCCTAGCTTATTTAATATATTAAGCTGCCCCGATTGCATAGCCTCTATAGCGTAAGTATTTGGTAGCGCCCCTACTTCGTCCGCACAATATACGTTAGGTAGCTTACCGTCCATATTACTATTAGAATAATTAAGCGGGGTATATTTGCTTTCACGCGCTATAAATTCTATATAATCCCGTAGCAGCTTAAAACGTTTAACGCCTTTATACTCATATATAAGCGGACTACTTTTTATAGTCTTGGTTATAGCCTCTTTTATTTCTCGGGATAATTTACCGTCGGGCGCAACGCTATAAAACTCGCTAAAGTTTGGCTCGGTTATAAATAATATAATAAATAGCGTACCTACTGTATAAGTTTTAAAATTCTTTCGGCATATTTCAAGTATACAAGTTTCGTAGCGCCTGCGCTCCATATTATCGCGGTATACTGTGCATAATACCGCCGTATATATAAGCCATTGATACCCCGTAGTACAATCATAAAGCGTAGATCCTGCTTTAAGTCCTTTAGGCATTATTAATATTTTTAATATAGCCTCTATTTGCTTGTACTTAGCCTCACTTATAATATAACGCTTATCTTTGCCCTCTGATACTCGCATAAATTCGCGCATTTGCTTTTTAACGTATTTCGGCGTTGTCTTGGCTCTTACATTCTTCTTACAATATTCGTAAGCTTTGGTATTAGTCAATATTACCGCCCCCGTTAATAATCTCTAGCAGGGGATCAACTTCTTTAGCCTTGTCCTCTGCCTTAAATCCTTTAACTATTCCCATTAATGTAGTTACGGTCTTGTTAGCGCTATTAGTAGTATTGTTATAAGCATTAATAGCGGGGTTAGTATATATATTTTCGCGCCCCTTAACATATTCTTTAGTAACTAACGCTCCCGCCTCTTCTATACTTCTTTCCAAGTCCTCTAATATTTTAATCTGTACTAAATATCTATTAAATGTTGTTGTAAAAAAGTAATTAGTATGTACTCCGCTACTTTCTGCAAGTTTTAATATTTCTTTAGCCTTATTATTTAATGCCTTGCTATTTTTTCGCATATAAAGCCCCCTTTTAGTCGCCTCTCTCAATTTTTAACGCGTTTTAACTCGGTTTTAACTCGTTATCACGTTTTTTAACTCAATATTATTAATTTTTCCAAAAAAAAGCTATTATTTAAAGTCGTTGTAAATGTAGG